GCTTGCATTTCTGCATTAGCCGCATTCCTAGTATTTTTATCTCGTGGAAGTTTACTTAATTGACCCGTAAGAGCCAAGAATGCGTTTTGTGATAATCCTGTCGCTGCTAAAATACTTCCTGTTCCAACTGTTTGGTTAGGGATATTTATTACCGCCCCGACTGGTAGATTATTCCAGTTATCTACACTAGGATTTAAATCTTTAAGTCCTTGCATTGTTGTTCCATATTTTTGAGCCAATAAATATGGAACATCACCTTTTTGTAATGTGTATCCATCAACTGGTGTATTCTTCCCATCAGGAGTAGAAATAGTCCTAATTATTGGAAGCGGAGAAACATCTGAAACTGACGAACCACTACCTCTAGTTAAGTAAGTCATTTTATTAGTTATTTTATTTATAGATACTAATGACTCACTACCATCGGAATTTTTTATAGTTTGAAAAGCAACATTGGCAGTTGCCATATAAGGAGAAGCTATTTTTAATTTATCTGCATAAGTTTTTGCATTATTTAAATCATTTATTGCCTTGTCTACTACATCAGCACTTAATCCTAAATTATTTTTTGCAATTTCTTTTACTAATTCTTTATTATCCGCCACATCTGTCGCTTGTTTTGTGAGTGCATAAGCTAAAGCATCACCTTTTTTCCTATCTTCGCCCGTCAGATATTCTTTAATTGCGTTATACTGATTTAGTTTGGTTTGATATTCAGCTTCTTTGTCGGCGTATTGAAGGTCAATAGCACGATTAGTAGTTGCTACTGCTTGGTCATATTCTCCATTAAGTCTTTGAACTTCTGCTTGTTGTAGAGCTATTTCAGTGGCAGAACCTCTATTGATAGCACCTTGAGTGCCTAGAAACATATTCCAAGTTTGACCTGTTTTGCCTGCATTTAATTCAGCATCAGAAATCTGTTTATCTCGTGTGGCTATCATATTTGCCAATTTAGCATTTGCATTTACTTTTTGTTTTCCTATATCATTTACACCACCAGAGGCTTGTTCTGCCGCCAGTTGTGCCGCACTTTTCCCAGTATCAGGACTCACATCTAATCCAAGACTTTTATAAAGGTCAAGAGTATTCGTATTTGACTTGTTTAAGTCATTATATGCTTGCATATCTGCCTGAATTTTATTTTGTGTTTGGACTGCATAATTATTTGCAGAAGCAACTAATCCATTTCCATTATCAGTTGGAGTTTGAATCGTAGAAGGGATATTTATCGGATTTACTGGAGTTATGTTTGCTACTGGAATATTTGGAGTTGCAAAAGTAGTTGCTCCTTGAGTTAAAGGTTGACCTGTTGCAGTATCATAATTTACTATTCCACCAGCGTATGATTGTCCTTGTTTTAATATTTCTTGTGTTGCCATTTTATTTTTCTATTATACCATTTTTAAGCTGTAAAAGTTATATAATGCCACAAATTCCCGACAGTATCGTAGCAATATAATCTTAAAGTCGCTCCATTTACATAAATTTGTATCTGATTTTGAAAATTCTTTGGGGCTAATGTCGGAGCAGTTGAAACTGTTTGAAACATTCCAAAAACATTTCTAGCCCTTATTTGCTGTTCTAAATTTGTATCAGGAAAGTCTATTTTGTTTTCTAATTCTTTTTCTGTCATATTATTTCATTAGCATCTTCTAATGGAGTGGCATATACAGAAACTCTTTGAACACTTGCTCCTGCTGTAACTATATATATCTTTATATCTTCAAATATATTCTGTGAATTAGAACTTGGTGTTATTTTGAAAATTAAATTTTGTCTGGGGTTTGAGGCACTATATAATTTTGTTTCATTTGCAGATATTATTGTGCCATCTATTTTTGTTACAATAAGTGATACTGATTGTCCCGAAGAAAGAGGAACTGATAACACAATTTTAGTAAAATCATATTTGTAGGGAGCAGACATTCTTTTTGAAAAAGAAACAATACCATCACCATTTGTTGAACCTATATTATTGACATAAATAGCTGGTGTGTCTGTTCCTGTCCAAAATTGTTCTCCGACTACTTGTAGAACTGTTTGAGCATCACCTTGATTTCCAGTTAAATGTGGTTGATAGAAAATCTTTGAACCTCCAAAGGTTGGATTACCATAAGCATTTATAACTCCGTTTGTAACAATACTATCAAATCCTTCTACCCAAAATAGCGAACCTTTGTGTTTAACGAGTTGGTAGGAATTTTTAGGTTTTGCAGTTGAAAGTCCATTATATCCGATAAAAGGTCGTATCAATCTTGGTGGCGTTGCAGAATTACAAACATAAAGTCCATTGTAACCAAAGAAATAAATATTTCCGTCTAGTTGTTGTCCTGCGATTAAGTATGAATCATCTATATCATAAACTACATCAGCTAGGGATTTTTTCATATCCCAGAAGAAAATTCGGCAACGAAAATTTCCTGCCATTCTACTAGCAGTTGAACCTGTGCTATCACTACTATTATTGTCGGCTAAAATAACTAAATATTGTCCATCATTTATTAAATCTCTAGTATAAAAACCATTACCGATAGTGAATGAGCCTGAATTTAAACCTGAGACACTTGTCTGTACTCCCACAGTTCCAGCATCTCCATTATATAAATTATCATCTGCCCCTACACAAAGTGGCATACTATCCATTACTGAACCAAAACCAGTTCTAATTTGTACATTAGTTCCTGAAGCTACTGGAATTGTAGTAAGTCTTAAATCACTACCAGCACGAGCATATACATATTTACCTCTCCAAGTAGTTGCCCCAATTACTGGGAATCCACCGAATTGTATTTCTGAACTTTTATCTACTTGAGTATATGGCGAATCTTTTAATACTTGTTTTATTTCGGTATCGGAGTGCCAATAAGTGTAAGCCACTCCTGCCGAGTTAAAGTTTGTTATGAATTTAGGTGTTGAACTTGGGGTTATGGTCGTTGAAGTTAAGCTAGGCACACAAAGTCCTTCGTTGTAAAAAGGGTCAATGCCACTAAGAGTGGAGAAAAGACCACCAACACTTTTATTTTTCTGTGCAGATATTCCTTTTGTCCAATCTTCAGTTTTTATTTCTATTATTTTTTGCATATTATCCTTGTGCTTCCCACATAATAAGTAAAGTTCCACTTGGTGTGCCACTCTTTGTCCAAGATAAAATAATATTCGTTGCATCAAAAGTTCCTACTGCAAATTGTTGGTCACCATTGTTATTATCCCTATATTTTATAATATTTGTTGTATCAGTTGCTACTATCCCAGTTGATGCTGTTTCATCACTCCAAAGAGTTGATGTTGTTGTTCCATTATAAACTCCAATATTTCTACGAATTGTTCCTGCAAATCCTATCTGTGTTGTTATTCTTATTTTTTTAGGAATAATACCTAACCCGTGAGCAATATTTTGTGTGCCAGTTGCAGTACTTAAATCATAAGTTGTTACTCCATTTTTATAAGTTGTTGCATTAGCTTTAGCATTTAATTGCGTTTGAATAGCAGAAGTTACACCCTTAACATAAGAAAGTTCTGTGAGACTAGGATATGTTGCTACTGGTAATGATACTATTTCTTTAGATGCTCCTGTTCCTAGTATCTCACTTGGAGTTAAATAACTTCCAGTAATTGATGTTGCAAAAGTTGGAGCAGTTGAAGGTGCTTTAGCAGTGATTTGTGTCTGTAAAGCACTTGTAGCACCTTTGACATAAGAGAGTTCTGTAAGAGATGGATAAGTAGCTAGAGCAAGAGATTTTATATTCTTAGAAGCGTCAAAACTTGCTACTGTTGATGCAGTTTCACTACTCACTACTATTGCTGGAGTAGTTACTGTGCCTGTGAAAGTAGGCGAAGCAGTAACTGCTTTTTCATTGTTAAGATTAGTAACCGCAGCTTTAATACCTGTTAGAGAATCTGCTCCATTTGATGCACTTGTTAAATTAGTTATACCTGTTATATCACTCATTTTATGTTCTTATATCTTTTGTTAATATTTGACCATCTGTTGTTATTAGCCACGGAAATTGTAATGTCCAAGGTAATATACTTGCAATCCATAAACCTAAAGTTAGACCTGAATTCCTACTATCATTGGTAAAAGTTCCTGCACTACTTCGTGTGTCTCCTGTCAGTGCCGTGCTTGATTTTGTATCGTAAGTTAATGTTCCTGGCATAAATTTATCTTGGGTTTCGTCTTATAGGAATAATCCTCTTATTCTGTGGGTATCTAAAACTAAATTCTTCTTCCATGTCTTTCACTATACCTTTAATGTTTGCGTTGTTTCCATACAAATCACTTCTCAAAGATTGTGCTAAGTCGGGTTTATATAGACAAGCATATTCGTATGAAGCACCTTTAGTTACTAGATTTTCAAACCAAACTATATAGCTATCTGTTCCTGTCGTAGCGTATACTTTTGGTTCCCGGTAAAACTCTACATAGACCTTAGCCCCAGCATTTACTTGAGCTTGGGTAAACTTTGGATATAAATCAAATCCATTTGCCTTAGGATCATATCTTGCTCCGAAAGAAGAATTAAATGTGGAGTCTATATTTGGGTCAGCTTTGACATTAAAGTAGTCTTGGTCGTTGGTATCTATCGGTAGAACTTCTACATAGTTAGTACCATCATAAGTAGCACCTACTTTCTTAATCTTGAGCATTTGCTCTGTGCTACTGAAGACATAATCCCTATTAGTCGTGCCTGTGTAAGTTCCTGATGGGTAAGTTGTCCAGTTCGGGTCATCTACATCAAAACCATCTTGGGCATTTAAGGCTATTTTTATGCCTATTTTAGCCCATTTGTTTGCCCAGCGAGTAAATTGCTGGAAGAGGGCAGTGTTGCCTGTAATTCCAGTCGCACCAAGACCGCAAATGTCTTCCATTTCTTGAACTGCACCTAGTCTATTTGTAGTGTCATTCCATAACATATTATTTTTTCTTAAAATTATTACGCCAGTCTATTAAATGGTTAAAAATTGTCGCCACAATTTCATCACCTTGTAATTGAAGGGTATCATAGTCATCATATTGGTCTTCTAAAAATGGTTTCATCTGCTCTTTCGCCAACGGGATTATCTTGTCGTTATACTTTTGGGCTTTAAGTGCTGTCTTATTTCTTTCAGTTTCCAATTCCTCTTTCTTCTTTCGCAACTCATCATATTTAGTGCGTAGTTCTGGTGAAGTTTGTGCCATCATCCTGTCAAAAATTTCCTTTTTAAGAGCTTCCATTTCTTCGATAGCTTCATCTACTCTAATTCCGATGACCTTTTGTTTTTCATTTATGTCGGCAATATCTACTTTCGCCTCTGCTTCTTGGATTAGCTTATCAGTTTCTTCCATTTCTTTCTCAAGTTTCTCTATTTCTTCTGATTTGGCTCTACCAATAGTGATTAGTTCTCCTTTCTTTTGAAGAAGTGATTTTAATTTATCAGATTCAATTATAACTGTTTTCGGATACAAAATTAGTTTAATTCTGCCACCAACTTCTGAAAGAAGGGTGACAAGTTAGCTTCCTCACTTCTCTTACGAGGGTGATGGAAGTGGCATAATGCTATGCCGTTGTTAATATCGTAGCGTAATTTAGGATGTTCTTTAAATCCTAGAATATGGTGGACTTCTAATTTACCATCACAATCTTTGTTATCTATTCTACATTTCCAACTATCTCTATTGCACACAGTTCTTCTCCAAAATAAATAAGGATTACTTCTTCGTTCTTGATTAGGAATAATTACTACATTATCTCTATTTTCTATCCATACTGGACTTAAAATACCACTTTTACCATACATAGTATTTCCTTCTCCAGTCATTCTGGCTTTCATTTTAAGTTTAGTTTCTTGTGATGCCTTTTTACCTAAATGAGAAATACTATTTTTTATTTTAGATTCTTCAGTATGTTTTTTCCCTTTAAACAATGAAGTAAACCCTTTTTTGAATCCGTGAGTATTTCCTCTATGAGCCAAACTCATTTTTATTTTTGTTTCTTCGCTATGTGGTTTATGCTTATATATTCCGTATGGCATATAGATATTGTATCATTTTTTAAACAATGAAGAATAAGCATCCGACCACTTAAATACGTTTTTTTCTATGGAATAATTTTCAACTACATAGGCGTGTGCATCTTTGCCCATCTTTAATCTTAATTCTTTATCATTTATCAGTAGTTCTATTTTTTCCACCCATTCTTCAAAAGTATTGGCTAGAAGTAAGTAAGGAGCATCGTTCGGATTTGCTTGATATGGAGAGTCCCCAGTAGGAAAGGCTTGGCATATTGACGGAATCTGTAATGCAGAGTTTTCCAAAAACTTTAAATTGCTTTTGCATTTATTAAAGTAAGAATCCGAACGTGGAATAATCACCATATCTAGTTTCAAGTCGTTTAGATATTCATAATAGACATCAGACTTAACAAAAGAATGCCATTCTATATTGACCTTGTTCCAAAAAGCATATTCGTCTACATAGAGCTTCTTGTAGATTTCATTTTGTCCTTCTGGCGGTAAGGATAAGAGAACTAAACGAACTCTAGGGTCATTTTGATAGTGTTCTATGATAGGTTTTAACACCTCCACATCAGAAGTAATACCCACTGAACCTGTTATGCCAATTCGGATTATATCAGTTTCATTTCTTTTAGGTTCAGGATAGTAAAAAGGGTCTACTGTGTTTGGTAAAACTACTACATTGGGGTTAAGTTGTTCATATTCCTTTTTAAGAAACTCGGTTGTGCAGGTTATCAGGTCGGCTTCTTTAACAAAGGCATCTATATTATCATTTATCTTTTGCAGACCCTGTTTTACCTTTTCCTCATTCATATATTCGGTAAACTTAAAACCACCTGTGTCTTTGAATGTATCATCATTATCCATTACAATCTTTTTGCCCGCATTTTTTAAGGCTCTCATTATAGCTAGTTGCTCATCTCTTTCAGGTCTATGAAAAACTACTATGTCAGCATCTACCATAGCTTTAGCTTTTTGTTCAGGAGTAATTCTTTGAAGAGACATTGTTGTGCGGTCACCGTCAAAACCTCCTTCCTGAAGTGGAAACAAACACCGAACATTATACGAGCCCTCAAGCCCATTATTGGTAAAATAAACCTTCATAATGTTTTTCCGTTAGTTATTAAATATTCTTTCAAGGAATTACATACAAGTAGACTATCTTGTAGTAAACCTAAAGCCCGATTACAGTTAGAACACAATAACCCCCGAACTTTTCCTGTCTTATGGTCGTGGTCTATACATAACTCTCTTACTTTTCCGAGATACTTCATAGTTTCACTTTCAAAGCAGACAGCACAAACGCCACCTTGTTTTTGATAGATTTCATTGTATTGTTCTAAGGTTATTTTGTAAGTTCTTTTATACTTCATATTTCTAACTTTATCAGGATTATTTTTTCCCCAATCAATTCTAGTTTTTCTTATATTAACAATATTTAATTTATCTCTCTTTTTTCTATCTTCTTTATGAGATAAACCATATTTTTTGTCGTATTCTTTTTTGTCTTGTGGATTTTTATACATACATCTATTATAACATTTTATCAAGAGCTTCTGCGATTTTCCTAGCGACCAACTCCTCTAATTTTTGACTTATTTTTTTACTCACTATATCACTTATCATTTCGTCTATTTTTGAACTTTGTTTAGGTGTTTCTGTAAGTACCGGTGTTGCTGGCGATACATATTCTGGTTCTACTGGTTTGATTATTTGTTTGGTTCTAGCGTCAATAATATCTCCCACTGGATTTATTCTCACACTTTCTCGTTTTATATTTGGGCTTATTACTACTGTCATAAAATTGTTTCCTAATTTAGCTTATATCTCGCAATTAGGTTTGAGTATAAGCTAAACAATTAAATTGATAATTAACTAACTGTCAAGATAGAAATTCCTGCATTATCACGATTCTCAATAACTCCGTAGAGCAAGTCTGCGGTGGTTACAGTAGAAAGGTATTCAGGAATGTAATTACTTTGAACCCTGACACCATACTTACCTGTCATTGAGCCGCCACTTAGTGAACCGCCACTTCCTAGTGGTGAGGTTGCAAAGTGTAGAGCATCTCTATGAGCAAGGGCATTGTATCTTCCTGCTGTTCCTGAAACGTATTGAACGTTTGCGGAAACATAAACTGGAATACCATACAAAGTTGCAGCTGGAACTTTAGCAGTTGGGTCGTTAACTGGAGAGTTAACAGCCAAGCTAAACTTGTCAAGATTTTGTATTTGTTTCCAGAATGTATTTGAGTGAAAAAAGAAAGCTACATCGGAAGTAGTGTCAATTCCTACTCCCTGAAGAGCCGCAATAGCCGCACGGATTTCACTATCGGCTATATTTGTGGTAGAAGCACCTACTACTGTGCTGAACCCTTGAAAAAGGGCAGCTAGGGCTACTTCTAACTTTTTCGCCATTGTGTATCCTGAACTCTGGGCATATCTTTCCTGTAAGTAGTAAGAATGCTTGAGTTGTGCCGCTTCACGGTCTTCTATTGCAAATGAGACTTCATACCACTGGTCTACTGTGAGTGTAATCTTAGTGTCCGTAGGGGCATTAAGTGTTACTGCCGCAGCATTAGTTTTTGCGTTAGCAGAAAACTCCGTTAGATTAGGGGTATAGAGTGCAGAACCTCCATCTGCCAGTTCCGAAGAACGGTTTACGAAGAAGTCCGCAATCAATAGTTTCAATTTGAAAAATTCATTTATTTTCTCACCCCAAAGTAACGGAATATTTACCGCTAGAGTGGTGGAGGTCATACTGGTTGTTGGAAAAGCCATATTTTATTTTAATTAGAATGCTCGGTGGTTTATAATTTAATAATGCCGATAAAACTAATTATTATTGTCCCATCACTTTCTTAAATGCTTCTTGATGCTCTTCACGGGACATACCTGGTTTGATTAAGGTTTCGTCTTGCGATTCACCTGAACCTTTTGAAGCACCGAGTTTAGCTTTTTCCTTCCGTTCCTTTTCTTTCAAGTCACCTTGATAGACTAGGAATAGAGGGTCTTTGATAGCTTCTGTAAGGACTATGCCTTTACCTTTTGCTATAACTTTCGCCTGCTCAATTTCTTCATCTGATAAGCCACGAGCAATCAGTTTAAGTTCATCTGAAAGTTGTGGGTCTTGTTTAAGGGGAGGATTAGCTTTGAGGGCTTTAAGTTCCTCTTCGGCTTTTTTAGCTCTAGCAGTCAGTTGAGATTTAGCTTGTTCAGCTTTATCTAACTTTTCTTTTAAAGCCACAGTGTCTTCCTGTTCACTGTTGTCGTTGCTGTTGGTAGCTTCCTCACCCTCTACATTTGTGTCTGTAGCGACATCTGTATCCTGTTCGGACATAGATATTCGGTAGATTATGCTTACTACCAAGCATTAGTCGGTTTATGGAGAGCCGATTTCCTAGTTTATTGTCATTTCGGACATAGATTATCTTGCTTCGTTTTTAATTTCTTTGTTCTTAGACTTCGGAGAAAATAATATTTCAAGATTACTAAACGCTGACTCAATACTATTCTTTGCTAAAACTACACCTTCCACTTTTTGTTCTTCAAATG